TCCCGCCCCGACTTCGATATACCCCTGCGACTGAAGCGAAAGGGACAGGCCAGTCAGGTGACGACTTCTCGGCTTGGCATCGTCAATAAGGCGCTCAAGCTCAAGATAGGTTTCCTCCGTAATCCCCTGTTCCTGAATACCGATTTCAAGCCTGAAGGTTCCCGGTTCTTCGCCGCTCTGCCACCACTCGATCACGCGCAGCAGAAAGCCGAAAGGTTCAACGACGCGGCGCAAAGCGGAAATAGTGCCCTTCTGACGGTGAACCAGCCAGGAGGCTTTAATTACCTGCCGTTTAGTCTGTTCTGACCAGTTCTTATCCCAGCGGTCAACAGACAGCGCCCAGGCGAGATAAGGCAGAAGATCAGCGGGGCATTCGTCCGGATTCCACAGCTTACGCAGATCAACAGGAATATCGGTAAGCCGTTCCGTCACCGTCTCCGTGCTGCGCATAAAGCCGCTGGCCGAAGGCGGCAGCATGTTGTTATTCATCGGTGCCCCCGGCCTCAATCGTGAATGACTCACACCGCGCCGCCTGCGTATCGGCGATCACAATATCGCTGGCAGGCTCCAGCAGTTCCACCCTCTGCACGCCCTGAACATGCAGCGCCGCCATAATAGCTGAGCGGGCAACGTCACGCCCAATCTTGCCCTGTTGATTCAGCCAGGACTGAAGCGCGTCCTGCGCGGCGATATGGATAGGTTCAGACTCAGGGCCGGGGTAGAAATACAGCAGCGCATTGATCTGATAATTCACGATCTCTGCCGCCTGAACGGTCAGACGATCGGCAACGGGGCGCTTATCATCAGCAGACAGCGCCTTATCCACCGTCGCCAGCAGTTCCGCGCTGGCGGTGCCGTCACCTTCGGTAGACAGTACAGAGACCACCACCACGGCGGGCGACGGGCTGATCGCTTTAGCGTCCGCCACTTTGCCGCTGGCACTTTTGGCAAAATATTCATATGCGCCGGTTGGCCCCGCCACGCTCAGCCCTTCAAACGCAGCCTGTGCGCGCAAACGCAGTGCGGTATCGCTTTCCGTTACTGCGTCAGTGGTTGCCGTCTCCGGGGTGATGATCAGACGTTCGGTATTCAGGTTGCCCGCGAGATTATCAAGATCGGACGATACGGCATGACTCAACATGCACGCTGCCGCGCCGTCATTAATCCGCTGCCTGAGCATCATTTCACGGTAGGCAACCACCTGGGCGATCACGTTCAGCGGTTCGGATTCCAGCTCCAGCGCGGCGGCAACGGATGCCTGCTGTTCCTTGGGGAATGCCGCCAGCATGACGGCTTTGACCTCGCTGAGAATGACTTCAAAGTCCAGCACTTCGATAATTTGCGGCTGCGGTAGCTGCGATAAATCAACTGTTGCCATTACTGCCACTCCTGAGCGTCAGCGCACTGCCTGCCGTCTGCATGGTTTCGGTAATAATGCCGACCAGTTCAGCGGTGACAGCACCATCCTTTGAATAACTGATATTGATGCCGTTCAGGGCAATACGCGGCTCCCACATCGTCAGGGCGATCACCGCCGCACTCATACATTGCAGGCGCGTCACTTCGTTTTGCGGTTCATCCAGCAGATCGGGGATCATGCTGCCGTAATCCCGCCGCATCACCCGGCTTGCCAGCGGCGTGGTCAGTATGTCGCGTACTGAATTCCACAGCTGATCGGTATCGGTAAGCTGGCCCGTGCCGTCCGGGTTCATGCCGGTATAACGAACAGTCATAGCGGTGCCCCTGTAGTGCCGCCGCTGTCGCCAGGGTGTTTGTGCGTGTGCAGGACCTTGCCGTTTGACGAAAGCGATCCGTCAGAATGAGTCACATCACCCTTCATCGTGCCGCCTTCCGTCAATTCGAACGTCCGCGTTTTCAGATGGTCGGTGCATTCCACCAACGGCGTTTCAAGCGTGACGCTGGCAGAGGCTTTGATATGTGCTGTTTTCATGCCTTGGGCTTCCAGCGCGCTGGCCTCCGCGTCATAGCGTAAAGAGGCACCGTCTGGCGCTGTCAGCACAATCTCTTTCAGACTGCTGCCCGGCGCAGGGTTGTCACTGCTGTAGAGACTGCCGATAATGACCGCCGTTTCTGGGTTGCCACCGATACAGCCCAGCCAGACCTGTTCACCCACGGAAGGCGGCACCCATATACTGAATGCCCCGGCGCGCGTGG